TTTTTTGATGACTGCCGCCAATTCGCCATAATTCTTAGCGTGAAATTGTGGGATATCGTTTTTGAACGGCAGTGGTTTACCAGTTGCGGTGATATAGCCAACGCCGTCAGCCTTCTTAAGATGTCTTAGAGATGAACTTTTACCTGTTCCACTTCGTCCAAGTACAAATGTTAATTGTGCCATAACATAATCCTTTCTTTATTGATATTGTTGATACCTTGAGCTTACGTCAGCGGCGCATTGCTCTCCAATTTTTACAAACTCTTGCGTGTGCGACACAAGCTCTCGCTTGGTCATACCATTATATTTTTGCTTTATCGTATTGCCGTAGCAACCGCAATACTCAACAACAATCGGGTTATTCTCTTCAAGACCTAAAGTGGACGCCGATTGTTTATAGCAGTCTTTCGTTGCCATTAAGAAGAGGTCTTTCTCGGATAGCTTCTCCTCTACAGGGTAATTATGTCCAACGCTAATGAAAAAGCCTCTGATTGTTACGATAAGCAAAAACACAAGAAAACTCCACCAGATTTTGGTTAAGGTGTTCTTCATCTTTATCTCCTCGGAACAATCGTGTATGTCGTCCCGTCAGTCGTCCCGAGAGGGTAAACTGACGAGATGTGTGTTACGTCAATTTTCATATCTTCTAAAATCCTATATCATCTGGTATCACTACTTCTTCATTTTCAGTGATACCTTGGTTATTATTCATATATTGTGTGAGCAATTCTGGGTCAAAACTCTTCACTCCTAAGTCGAACAACTCTGGCAAATCTAGTGGCTCGTGCAATCGCTCGTAAATCTGCTTGATGAGCTCGTCATTCCGCTCGATACGTATGATGATGTAATGCTGAGTTTTAAGGTTGACCACTATGTAATCTACCCAATCAACTCCAGAAGCCATCATTTGACCCTGAACTTGCAATTCGTGATTGTGAGGTATTCCATTCTCCATAATATCCATAAAGGTATTATCGCCAACCACCTTGCATTCAAGTAGCCCTTTCCTTGAGGTCTTCGCCTCGACTACATTTGCGTCTGGTGTTGCGACGAACCAATCTGATATGTAAGAAAACGCCTCAGACAATTTGTTGCCAGTATCTTTCTGGTACACCAGCTTAGCGAAATCTTCAAAATACACGCCGTCTGCCATAGCTTTGGTCTGAAAACTATTATAAGTAACGCCAAAACGTCGCTCAAACGCTAGTTTTTTTAAGTATTCCTTAGCCTTAGCGGTAGGTGTGCCATCTCGCTTAGTTTCGAATAAATCCGCAAGCATACTCGCGGACGGCTTGCCCGCACGCTCTTTGTACCACTCAGCCGACCGTTGTGGTGCAGTTGATAATGTAAACTCTTTACTATAATCTACCATTCTCAATACTCCTCTAGCCTTGACCGCTCGGCGTATTCTTCCGCCAGCTCGGCTCTTAAGTCGTTCTCATCTTCTATTTGTTGCTCAGCTAAGTCTTCTAGCAAGCTCTCAGCCCCCTCTAGCAACTCTGTGAACTCGTTGCGTCTTGATAGTAACCAAGTCGCGTCTTGTTGGTTCTCTAGTGGCTTATAGCCGCTAAACTCCAGCACTTCTCGTAAAGTTACGCTCATACATACCTCCTTTGCTTAGATATGCTTATTTAATATTATATGGCTCCACCAGTTGGGCTCGAACCAACAAACCCCTTCGTTAACAGCGAAGTGCTCTACCTATTGAGCTATGGTGGAATATATCCCAGAGGTTGTAGACGCTCGCAGTCGCCTACAACACCCTGATTGCCAAGCACGATGCACGGGTGGGCAAAAAACATCGCACTCAGCAATCAAGGCAAAACGATATTCAAGACGATTAAAGTCAACCGCATAACTGGGGCAAGGCGACACCAAGTGTATATCATTAAGTGAGTTAATTACTTTAAGGTTTGATGTCGCCAATTAGACTAACAACCCATAGATGAAACGAGACCTGATTGTTAGTCCAGTTATGCGGTCGAGAATATAACCGTGCCGTTTTGCTCTGATTATCCTAGTTGTTAAAGTTCATCAACCATCCCTTGTCGCACAAGTCGCTAGGTTTTCCATCCGGTAACCTATCTCGCTATTGCTTGACGTTGTTGTTATGTGGGATTGATAGCTCCAGTTTAGGTTGTGTGAGGTCGCGATTAGGATAGGCTCTCGGCGGTTATTTTATTAGTGGTTGCCGCTCCACTGCTTTTGCCGTCTAATCGCTGAAATGTCCTTTATAGCCTTTGCTTTTGCTATGTTCTTATTGTATCAAGCTCGTTCTAATTTGTCAACACTTTTTTTGCTTTATTTTTCCTCCGTTTCTTCTATCTCGCCTAACAATCTCAGCAAATCTTGTCCGTTCAGATAAACTGTACGTTCAATGATGTTATAACCGTCTTTCAATATGTCAATTCGGTCGTCGTGGATTACTATAGTTTTACTCATCAGTCTTCTCCTGCTCAATTGCCTTAAGCTGTTGCCTCAATAAGTAGCCTGCCGTCCACGTTGTAGACGCGTGCATCTTTTCCGCAACCTCTTTAATCTGGTTCAGAAGTTCTTCTTCAATCCGAATAAACTTCATCGGCTTTTTAGTTTTTTGCATATAGTTCTCCTTCTGCCCGTTTTATGCCACGGGCGGGGCAATTTTATCTAATTTTCAATCACCTTGACGGTTTCCGACGCACTGACGTTTGCCTCACCGTAAGCTCTAACAATAGCCTTGTCATAAGCCTCAACAGTAGTACTGTTGTATGCGTCAACAATAACTCCGTCGTATGCCTTGACAGAAGAATTGTTAAATGCCCTGACAAAAGCTCCTCCGTGTGCCTCAATTTCAGCTTTACCATAAGCCTCAATTATAGCCCCTCCACGCGCCCTGACGCTAGCGTTTCCATATGCACCAATAATAGGGTGTCCAATATCGTTGTGTTCAACAATAGCGTTTCTGCTTACTTTGACTTTGGCATCTCCACAAACTTTGACCTTAGTATTGCCACTCGCGTAAACAGTAGAGCCATTAAGTGCTATAACGTTGATTGAGGTGTCGTTCATTGTGTTTATCCTAGAATGATGATATGCCTTAGCGGTGATATTTTTACATTTTGAGTTCCACATTACCAATAATTCACCCCAGACCTCAATAGTACCCTCCAAGTCGCTACTAACATCAATGATAACTTTTTCTCCTACACGTACTCCAGTTTTGAAAAGTTCTTTTAATTGCTCTTCATTCTCAATATTGATGACATCCATTTTTCTAAAATCCTCTCTCTTCTTCTTCTTCTTATCCTTTTATACCGTAACAAACCAATTCCGCCCCGCCACGCTTCAAACATTCCTGGGTGTTCTGGTGGTCGATATAGACCACCACCACCGCCACTACCAGCACCACCGCTAGAATCACCTTCTCGCGCTTACTCACTCTTCTTGCCCTCTCTCTTAATCTTCTCTCTTAATCTCCTTGTTTTTTTTTGCTACTTTGTCAACGTAGACCGTCCACAGATACGGCTCATTCCCCCGCATTTTCATAAAGTAGTCTTTATCGTCGATGTTATCCCAGTACGGTCCAGTTGCTCGCGTTGATATGTAGCGGCTAGCGTCAAACTTGTCGCCGTACCATTCCGCCATCGCGTCCCATACGCTGCTATAGTAGCAAGCAAAACAGCCGCCCTTTACTAATTCTCTGCCCGTCGTATCGTCCAGCATCTCGCGTAGCTCATTATCGTCATACCAGATATTGAGATGTTTTTTAATTGCTTGATATTCTTGTGTAGTCATAGCATTTTGCCCCTTTACTTGACTTATTTTTTGATAGTTATCGGTTAAGTGTTGACTATCGCACCTTGATTGATGTTGTGCTGTTTCTTTCTTAACTGTCTTAATTATAGCAAAGTGTTTACACAAATGCAATACTTTTTGTGTACTTTTTTTAACTTTTTTGTATATTTTTTGTTTACGGGTGGATGTTGTAAATAAAACATAATATAATGGGTAAAATGTCAATGGTGAGTAACTTTATTTTATGTATTGTTTTATGAAATTACAGAGAAAACTTTTTTTTAAAATTTTTTATTTTTTTTTCCTTGTTTTTTTTAAGAAAAAAAAAATTAAATATATAAGTAAAATATATATAGATTTTACAGACTTTACAGGATGTCAAGTATAGTAGATAGTATAATATAGCATATATATAGAATATAATAGACTTGACATAAAATAAACTATATGGGGGGGTATGCATAAAAAGGGAGGAGAGAGGAGGCATATATATATTCCTATCCTCTCTCCAGGAAAATAATTTGAAACTTTGTCAATATATTGACTTACATCTCCTCACTATGCTATTATTGAAATATGGAAGAACAATTTTTACCGAAACATCTTGTTGAGCAACACCAATCATTGATTGAATTTGCCGACAAACACAATATCGATAAGGCAGTGATAGATAACGGGGAGTATATCCTCAGATACAGCCGAAAGAAATCGGAGCCGAGTATTCGGTTGGTGCGAGTGAGTGTCAGGCTATATTTGCACGGACGGATACGAGTGGTGCAACTGAGAGAGGGGCAATCAGACGTTGAGGAGGTGCGGAGCAAGCTAGTGAAGCAGGCGAGAGATTACCAGCGAGCGTGGCGTGAGGCGCATCGGGAGAAGGCGACGGCTTACCAGCGACAATACCAGCGGCAGTATCGGGAGAAGCAGGTGGCGATGCGTGAGGAGTTGGCGAGCCGAGGCTGAGACAGATTACCTATTAGAGTTAATTAAGCAAATATCAGGAGGGGATTAAAGTGAGTAGGGTGCTTGTGGTGATGCGGAATAAGGACGTGTATCACTTAACGACAGAAGAGTTTAAGAGGCTGAGGCGGGCGATTGACGACCAGAAGGAGTGGGTCAGTTTGCGGGATTACAAGCTGGGGGACACGGTGCTTGTGAGTCTGAGGCAGGTCAGTTCAGTGGTGGTACGAGGAGGCAGTGAGTGATGGACGAGGCGACTACAGCGGATGAGTTCCCAACACTTGCCGAAACGGCACGCAACCAGGACGTGTTGCAATGGTTTTACAAGAGGGTGGTGGAGCATTTCTCCGAGGCACCACTATATCTCAGACGGTCGGAGCACGGACTGGCTATCCGAGTGGGCGGTCAGTGGCGGCAATACCGTCGCGGCGAGCAGGTAGCGTTTTGGCGGGATGCGATGCGGGAGTGTCAGCAACTGAGGGACAGCAACTGGTCGACTAAGCGACAACAAGCCCTCTGGGATTACTTTATGGTATATGCCCCAGAGATTACGTTTGACAACAGACGGTATTTTGAGATGAGGAATGCGGTGCTTGACGGGTATACGGGGGAGTTAGACAAGTCGGAAACCCGCTTTTTGCTACATCCGACTACTCGGTCTTCACAGCTGTCATACAATCCAGAGTACACCCCAACACCAGCTTGGCAGAAATGGTATGGGACGATGGACGAGCATCAGCAGGCGGTCAGGGATTGGTCGGTAGGGTCTGCTTTGATTGGTGAGCACGGGTTACTTTTCACGTTCGGTCAGTCCCGTACAGGGAAGAGTACGCTGGCTGAGGGGCTAGCTGAGGTGCTAGGCGACGGAGCGGGCGTGTTTTCACTGAGTAGGAATTGGGGGCGGTTTTACACTCAGCATATGGACAACACGACTTATCTGTATGACGCGGACGCTAAGGGAGCGAAAAATCAGAATAACGACAACTACGGTACACTGCATTTGATGGCGAGTGGCGACCCTATCCAGGTGGAGGTTAAGGGCGGTGAGGTGTATCAGACGACTAATTATGGCTTTATTGAGGTGGTTTCCAACGCTCCATCTACGATGAGTTTTGAGCAGTCTTTGGTTGACCGTGTGCGGTTTTGCCTGTATACGTATATCAGCCCACGCTCTGACGGCGGTCATATGAAGCGGCTTATCTTGGCAGATAAGCAGGCGTGGCTGAATTATGCGGTCAGCTGTGCCATCAAGCTAGCTAAGGGTGAGGTGGAGCGACCAGCAATCGACAAATACCAGATGTATGGTTGGGTATTGTGGTTACGCGAGGCTAACACTTATGGTAAAATGTGTATTGAGGAAGGTCGCGTGTTGACCTATCAAGAATATAAATATGCTTATGAGGGGGCTAACAGATATATGCTCACGAGGGAAACAGTAGATGCAATGCAAGAGGGCTTTAGGGAGTTGTCGAGGCAATTCGGTGAGGACTTTTTGCGGGTCGACTGGGACGAGTACGGGGAGCAGTTGAGGAAAGAATATTATGGCGCAGAAGAAGAAGCTCCAGAACTTTTTTAACGACTTTCTCCCGATGAATTATCGGGAGTTTCGTCAAGCAGTCCCCGAGATGAGTGCGAATCAGGCTGTGGTGGCAGAACTTTTACGTGTCTGCTGTGAGGAGAATGACGTGAAGGCGATGAAAATGGCGTTTGAGCGTATCCTTGGTAAGCCTGAGCGGGTGCTGGTCATAAAACGCACCGTCGTTCGTACGATATTCCCTGACGCTACAAAGAAACTTGACAAGCCCGTGGAGCCAACCCGAGTACAGGACGAAACTGTGGCGGTAAAGCAGGGCGACGAGCCAGTTATCATTGAGGAGACTAACTCACCAGGACATATCTTGCGTAAAGAGCTAGACGAGGTGGGTGAGAGCGGGCAGGCATATGCGTATGAGGTGGGCGATACCCGCGATAAGCATACCGTGGCTCGAGTTCTTGCCTCTAATGTCTATGCCGTGGCTATGCGTGGTGGCAACCTTGGAGCTATAGACCTGCTGTTTAACTATTTAGACGGTGCTGTAGCCGACGTAGTGAGGCTAGATGGGTTAGATACCCTTTTATTAGAAAACTACGCTGAGATAGCCCCATATGAAGCCATACAGGGCGATGACGGCGTGTGGTATATAGAAAGTGAGGTTATGGGATGAAAAAGAAGGTGAATGGGAATGCTCATATAGCACATCCTTGTCCGTATTGCTGGCTGGTGCTTTATTCCAAGGGAGCTTTAACTCGCCATCTCAACGACGAGCATTGGAGAGAACTGGAAGAAGAGAAAAAGAAGGCTAATGAACAATAATTTTATACGTATTGGCGGAGGTATAGTCTTAAGAGCCTATCAAAAGGCTATATTAAAGGCGTTTGATAACGGTATCCGCTATATCGTGTTATGTTGGTCGCGTCGTTGCTTGGCGGCTAATACTAAGGTGCTTACCGTCAACGGGCTAGTTGAGGCTAAGGACTTGTCTGTCGGTGATAAGGTCGTATCGTATGGCGATGGCTACGAAACAGGGGTTATTAGCCATGTTGGTATTGTATCAAGTCCTAAACCTATGATAGAATTAGACTATGGCGACGAACGAATTAGAACATCCTATGACCACCCGTTTTACTTCAACGGAGTCTATGCTCCGCTATTTCTCATTATCTGGGGAAATCTGGAAGCCAGCCAGCGAGCCAAACTCAAACTATTATGTGAGCAATATGGGGAGAGTCTTGACGACCAACTGGAGAAATGCGAAGCGGGCGGGGATTATGAAGCCAACATTAGACAAATCAGGCTATTACAGGACAGTTTTCAATGGACAAACTATCAAGATACACAGAGAGGTGGCAAAGGCTTTCCTTCCGAATCCGACTGGATTGCCGCAGGTGAATCATATCGACAACAACAGGACAAACAACCAAGTCGAAAACCTGGAATGGTGCACCGCGAAACACAACTTAGAGCATATGATGAAACAGGGGCGTCAGTCGAGGAACTGGGGCGAGAAATGTGGAACGCATATACTTACATCACAACAAGTTTCGCAAATCAAGGCTTTATGGAACACTCAGACGAAATACAAGCGTGGTCGAGCAGGACATTCGGTACTAACATTCTCAAGGATAGTGGGGCACAACCTGAGGAAATCGGGAGTGGAAGTCAAAGACGAAACGATACGGCACATACTAAAAAACCAAACGTGGAAATACTTGAAGCCGAGCCATTATACGAAATCACAGTTGAGGGAAATAGCAATTACTTTATTGGGCGAAGATGTTTACTAAACCATAATTGTGGAAAATCTCTTCTCTCGTGGAACTTGCTTATCCGTGAGGCGACTACTAAGCCAGGGACATACTGGTACTGTTTTAACAACTACTCGACAGCGTATAACGACATTTGGATTGCTCAGACGTCGAAAGGTGTCCGCTTCCTCGATATGATACCGAAGAATATGATAGTGCGTATGAACTCGGCTAAGCTTGAGATTGAATTGACGAATGGCTCCGTTATTAAGCTTATCGGTATCAACAACGTCGACAAGTTGGTGGGTGCTGGTCTTATGGGCGTGGTGTTTGACGAGTATGCTGTCCTTAATCCTAATTCAATCGAATTGGTTACAGCTATGCTTGCGGAAACTGGTGGTTGGCGTGTGATGATTTCAACGCCACGTGGCAAGAACCATTTTTACGAGGAGTACCAGTTTGCCTTGGCTCACCCTGAGTTTGCTTTGGCTAACAATATGCACTGTGGTATGGAAGAGGTCGCTCAGTATATGGCACCTGGATTTTTGGAGCAGGAGCGTCTTAAGATTATCAGCAAGTATGGCAATGACGCCTTATACCAACAGGAGTATATGACGAGTTGGGTTAGTCCTAACTCTGGTTCGGTGTTTGGTGCGTTGACAAAGATTATGAAGGACGAGGGGCGTGTAACTGTCTTGCAGGGCGATAGCTCACGACAGTACTACACCGCGTGGGACTTAGGTTCTGCCGACTATACGAGTATCGTGCTTTTCCAGGTTGACGATAAAGGCTTCCCGACTGTCCTTGACCATATCGAGAACCGTAACGAGGACGTTACTTGGTACCTCGGAGAGATTAAAGAAAGAGGCTGGCAGGTTCATACACACTTCCTCCCTCACGACGCCGCCCACCGTCGAGGTGCTAGAAATGAGAGTTATAAACGGGCGTTAGAGATTGAGGGGGTTACTAACACGGTGGTGCTAAGCAAGCCAAACCGAGTTGAGGACAAATTGAACTTCTTGCGTAGGGTGTTTGTCGGGTTGCAGATAGACGAGAGGCTGACGCGTGTTATTGAGTGCTTGGAGAAAATGGAATACGAGTGGAACGAAAAGCAACACGTCTGGTCATCGAAGCCTACCCACAAGGGCGGGTATTCAGATACTTGTATTGGGGGTAACTCTTTGATTGAAGTGGATGGCGGCGTTAAGAAAATAAGAGATATCAAGCCAGGTGAATTGGTCAAGGTGGGAAACACACTCCATAAAACTACAAGTGGCGGTGTTGTTACAGGGGTAAAAAACACCTATAGATTGGTAGTGGGAAATAGCGTGGTTGACATCACTGGCAATCACGAAGTCTTAACACAACGCGGTTTTGTACGGGTGGATAGTCTATGTAACCAAGATACCATATGCTATAATGGAAACATATGGAAGAAAGAGTTAGATATTACAGACACAAGGGAAAACTTAAAGCGGTCTATAAAGGCTATACATACAATTTTAGGCAGAGAAAAGGAAGCCAATATTTTATTAGAAAATCTGGCGGTAGAGAAATCTATCTCCATAAAGTTATTTATGACGTGTTTGAAGACAAAAGTCTCTTTTGTAAAGATGGTAATCTGGCTAACCTTGATAAGGCTAATTGGGGGTATAAGCCAGCTATCGTCTATAAAGGTGAGAAGTGGACAAAACACAGAAGATACTATGAACGAGGTGGAAAGTTTCTTCATAGACAAGTTTGGATTGACAACTTTGGCGAAATCCCAGAGGGGGTTCATATACACCATAAAGACTGCAATCCAGAGAACAATGATATTCGTAACCTTGAAGCTCTTAAGGCGAGTGAGCATCAAAAGAGGCACTGGGAGGAATATTATGAGAAATGGGCTGAAACAGGTAGGCAAAACCTTAAGAAGGCTAGAAATTCGCAGGCTATGGCAGATTGGTACAAGTCGGATAAGTTCAAGGAGCTATATAAAAGAAACTCAGAATACATCAAACCCAAATATAGAGAACTTACCTGTACAGTCTGTGGCAAAAAATTCAGAGCAGTCAGAGCAAGGACTTGCGGACAAAATTGTAGGCTCAAACTTTACCGTCGAGAAAAATGCGGGCTTGATGGAAGTGTGGAATATGACTATCGAAAACGCTCATATGTTCAGCGTTGATGGTATTATGATGTCCAATTGCGACAGTCTATGTTATATGGGGCAAGCAATTCAGAAATATAACATCACTGGTAAAACAGGATTTTCTCGGGTGTCGATAAAGAACTCTGCGGCAGGGAAAATCCAAGGACTAAGCAAGAAAGAACAGCTCGAAAAGTTCCTTGAGGCAGAACTTTCGCTTGGCGGTAAAAAGAAAAAAAGAAAAGACTTTTCACTTTTTCGGCGATGATGTGATACAATTTAGATAATAAAAACACAATTCTTCAACAGGGGGAGATAGATGAATGAACAAACAGAGGTCAAAGAAACTCAAGACGGAGGACAAGGCTTCGCAGAAAAGCAAGACTCTATTGAAAAGCA